TACATGTCCCGGTGGGCGCGTCCCTGAAGGTCATAGATGATCTTCTCATACCGGCTGATGGTGGGATTCTCGCCGTCGTAATATCGCTGTGCGTCTACCGCGAACCGGTAAGCCGCAGAGCCTTTGTGCTCATTGATGACCCGCCGGATAAAATCCATTCGGTCCTGTTCGTTCTCGCCCACGGCGAGCAAGTCCTGATATGTCAGCAAGCTATCACCTCTCCCACAGGGGGATGTATTTCTCCCCGTTATCATCCCGCACTTTCCGGCGCAATACTGTCATTGCAAAGTAACGTGTATCATCCATCGCGTGGTCGTTCTCCTTAATTGGCCTGTCCTCTGTGGATTTTTCGTCCCAGCGGTAGAGGCCGAATTCCCGAATGGCGTCTTTACACGACCTGTGTATCTTCAGCGCACCGCTGCGCAGATACCTCGCCGTGGTGGCGATGCCCGGCAGCACGTCATTGACCGCCTTGCGCACCTTGAACTTCCCGTGCCGCTTGATAACCTCGATGAAGGACGCCGCCGACGGGTCCACGATGACGCTTATCACCGGCAGCTCTCCCACCAGATTCTCCAACTCCGTATAATATTCCTCGTCAGTCTTGTTTCTGTGTTCTTCCCGCCCGGAGTAGTAATACTCCCGGATGCGGGTGGCCGTCTTGCCGTCCCAGCACCACAAACCAGCAGAAAATGGGTTCAGCGTGCCGTAGTCGCAGGAAATGTAATATTCCCCGCTCTCCGGCACATCGTCCACGATGTTTTCCTCGCCAAAGTCGTATACCAGCCCCTCGGCCAGCACCCACAAGCCGCGAATGTATCGGTCGTAGAACACGCCGCTATACATGGCCTTTGTCCTCTCGATCATCTGCGGTGTGAGAATTGGGTTATCTTCCAGCAGGAAGTGAATGTGCTGCGTATTCTCCCGTTCGTTTTCAATCCACTCTTTGTAAAACCAATGCTGCGGTGATTCGGGGTTGCAGTTAAAAAAATACTTCGGATGCTCAAACGAAATCGCACGGGAAAGCGCTTGCTCCACAAACGAACGCGGCATAAGTGCCACTTCGTCGAATAGCACCCCGGCAAGCGTGATGCCTTGTATGAGCATATACGAGCTTTCATCCTTACCGCCGAATAGATAAAACCAATTTGTTCTATCCCCACACCGAACGGTTAAAATTCTCGTGGAAACCTTGTAATGCATGGACAGTGCAACACCCAGCCCGTCAATTTCCATCAACGGTTTTAAGATATTTCGCTCTGCCGCCTGCACCGTCTTCCCGCAAATAGCGAAATTCGTGCGGTCGTAGTTCTGCATCGCCCACAGCACAAACGCCATCGACATGACCGTCGTTTTCCCGGAACGGACGGAGCCGTCACAAATCAGCGCCATATCATCGGAGCTGATAAACTCCATTATTTTGCGCTGCTTTGCGGATAGCGTTTTAATTTGCATTGTTCTCGCCCTTTAACGCAGTAAGCAAAGCTGCCAACGCCGCAGGGTCGCCGCTCTTTTTGTTCTCGGAATTCCAACCGAAATTGCAGCCAAGCGAGAATTTCGCGCCGTTCGCACCGTCTTTGTCGTAGAGCCGAGATTCGGCATATTCTTCGCATCTGGACTTTGCGCGCGTAACCGTGTCCGCAAACTCTGGCCTTGCTTGATAATCCAGCAGTGCTTGTCTTCCTGTGAATCCAAGCGCCAATGCAAGCCCTGTGATTGTCGGGGGCTTTGCGTTGATGATGATCGGCATGCCGTACTTATCGCGCTCGGCACGGCCGTCATCTCCGATAAACGGTTCACCTTCGCACTCTTTGAAATAAGCGTCAATGGCTTCTTGCATTGCCTTTACGCTTTTCCATTTTCTTGGCGCTCCGCCAGCCATACGCTCACTTCCAATCCAAATAATTTGTTTTTATTTCCCTGTATCTTTAACACCGTAGCAATACTCATACCACATCAACGGCGTTTCTTTTTGCTGTTCTGCGTAGAGTGTGTCAAACATCTTCGCAATATCTTCAATAGCGTCGCCATACTCTTTGTGCAAATGTGTTTTGAATTTCGTAATGAGCCGCATATTGATTTTCATGATCCTATCTATTTCGTCGGCGGAATACGTTATCTTGTTGATAATGTCCTTGTGGTCGTCGTTCATTCTCCGTCTCCCTCTTGCATCTCTCGATCTACGGACACCAGGCTCTGGAAGCAATGAAAGTCGTCACAATACCCACAGGTGGCGGCAATGTCCTGATGCTCTTTGTCCTTGTGGAGTTTGCAGCCAACAGGCCCAGTAGTTACACGCTTACCGTCAACTACTACTGTACCGTGTTTGACGTGGGTGCAGAAGTCACAGCATGGTGTGCAGTCTTTACCGCAGAGAATCATTTGCCGTCCTCCAAAATCCCGCTGATTGTGTCAGCATTCGCCTTGATGATATCCATCACGATGTCGGACTGGATATTGTGCGCAAAAACGGCCTTGTCCGCCGCGTCTGCATTATAATAGCCGGTGAACACCGTGCCGTCTGCTTTTGTCGCTGCAAAGCAAATACAGCAAGGGTCAATCCCTGCGATAGTTGCTATGCTTTCTTCAAGCCATTTGGCGTATGGCTGCTTTGTAATATCGTCCACGCCATCCTCCTGTTTTGTCTCCAGCCCCCACCCCTTGGCTACAGTAACAGTCTTTCCCCGCCCATGCGGGCCTCTTGGGCCTCTCAAACATGGGCTACACAGTTATTTCGGCGCCACACCGCGCCGCGCCTTTTCATCAGCCGCACACTGTTTTTGCGGATTAACTGTCCGCCGCTGTGGCCACAGCTTGTGTGTACTTAACTTCTCGCGCTTCCTCGCCCGCTTGTGTGGTTGGTGCGGCACTGCAGCCCTGCCCTGCTTTAGCACTTCGCCGGAACGCCGGCGTCGCTTGCTGAGGTCTCCCATTACGGGGCACCTATACCGCATATTGGTCGTCTTGCCGCATAGCCCCGATCAAGGCGGAGCCAAAGCCCCGCCCATCGGGAAATTAGGAGGAAAGAAATGAATCGGCACGGGCAGGTTGCCCCTGCATACCCATCATATATTGTCTTTCTCCGCCCCGCACCCCTAAAACAAAAAATTTTTTATTTTTTGGTTTTGCCCATTGACATACCACGCACCGCACTACTGGCACAGCGTCAACGGTGGGGACGCTATCGATCAAATCAAGGATTGTATCCTCGTCAACGGAAGATAGGGACGCATCCATAATGGCCAGAATGAATTTATCTGCATCAATCAGTCTGCCCATTACCAAAGCCCCTTTCTGCATGAAAGCCCCATAAATTCATGGTCTTTGTTCCAATGACTTTTCAGGAACGGACATTGACCGCAGTTCATCCCACAGGCATTCCTTGCTCTACGCTTTTTCAGCCATTCAATCAGCCACATCGCTATCCCCTCCATCCATCATCGCCCCGCAGTGCGGGCAGAAGTAAGTCATTACTGTTTGCGGCTCGTCCTGATAATCTTCTATCAAAGCGCCGTAAACCACAGGAGCACGTTGTCTACATTCTGAGCATCGACAATATCCATCGTCTGCCCATTCCCATCGTCCATGCACTACTGGGGCAACATCAGCGGCAGGAATCTCGTCGAACATCTCCAATGCCTGCTTCAGTCCCGGTTTTCTCAGGTCTTGGCACCACCCTTCAAGGTCAGCCAACCTTTTTCGGTATGTCTCCCGCTCAATGTATTCAGCCATTGTCTATCACCTCCACATAGCACCAGCTTTGGGGCGGGCGGCGAAGCGGCAAAGCCCCATTGTTGCAGATACCGTTGTTGTTGCTGTACATGGCGCAGGCCTCACAGCATAGGTCATTAGGACAAAGCCGCCGAAACGCCGTCAGCTCCCGCGGCTGGTCATAGATCAGCAGGTCGGAGATATGCCAGCCGTAACAACGCCCCTTATCGCCGATATAAGCTATAATTTCTGCCTGAGATAAGCACGTCGCAGGGGAAAAGGCGGCATTTGTTGGACACCATAGCCTGCCGCCATCGTATGTGATCGGGACAATCCGCTCACAGGCAAACTCCCCAATGACCTTGCCGTTAGCCTTGCGGATTTTCCCGTCTGCACCGTGCAGCTCAAGAATGTTGTGCGGGTCCTTCGCGTCAGGCATCGTACAGTAGATGTACGCCTTGAACGGCGTTTCCAGCTTTGGCCTGGTCTTTCTGACTTCGATGGTCTTTTCGCCGTTGGCGATCTTCTCCGCCCACTTCGGGCGGATGCTCAGCATAACAGCCTTACTCATCCTTCATCGCCTCCAATGCTTTCTCCGCCTCCTCGCGGGTGAGGAATACCGTCTTTCCAAATGAGCAAGGATTGACCCCGTACTGTTCTCTTAATCCATCTACTGTAGAAAATACAATGGTCGTAACGCGGCTTCCAATGTTCGCAAATTCTATGACGCATTTGCGGGTGTGCCGCATCCCGTCAAGATTCGCCCACACTATATCGCCCACCTTGCACGGCAGCACCACCAGCCGACCGTCCTTGTTGGCCTCGGCCAGCTCGCGCAGGCGGGTATAGCTGCAAAGGCTTTCCAAATCAGCAAGGCGCATGAGCTTCAACGCGATCTCGTCTGCCTTGTCCTTCGGTAGAACTTCCTCCGGCGCACACTCTCTGTCCTCGTAGGCGGCGAGGCGATCCTTGAGGCGATTGCGGCAGTACAGCGCGGTGCAGTCAACCATCGGCTTACCATGCTTACCCGTCCAATCCGCTTTGCACTTCTCGCAGTCCATCATTGCCTGTCCATCGGTGTCGCGCTTCGTCAGTCGTTCCATTACTCCACCTCCTGCATCCAGAACTCGCGGCGGCAATCACTGCACTTTTTCAACGAATGGCATTCTGCTAAGCATGAAATGTGAAAGTCAAACCTTTTTGGGCAAAAAGTCAACACCCCATCATCCGCAGGGCGCGCATTCGGCCACTGCTCCAGAAACACACTCTGCCGCGTTTTGCGTGGATGTGCGGCAGCCCATTCCTCGACGATTTTGACGGCTCTTTCGGGGTTTTCAAACATCCACCGGCAGCATTCGTCCACAGGCTTTGCTTCATCCACGCGGCATCCTTCGCAATCCGGTGAAAACGAATTACACATCCTGTTTTGCTCCTCGATAAACTTTACAGCATCCATCACATTTCCCTCCATCTGCACCCGTCACAGGCGCCCTCGTGTGCGTGTTTGTACTTCCCGCAGTATTGGCATAGTTCGTTTTTCATGGCGTGCAATTCTTCTTTAAGCCGCAAAACCTTGTCTGTTTTCGACACAGCCATGTCAAGCAATTCCTTGATGTCTCCTGGCGTCAGCCCCGTGTCCTCGTAGGCGGCGAGGCGGCTCTACGCCGCTTCTTCCCACTTGCAATTCATGGCGCAGTTTCCGCCAACTTCGAGTCGTTCGGGGCCGAGGAATGGTGTCCTTCAGGCTGGCGTTGGCTTTCATCAGTGCCTCGATGTGCCGCTGCTGGTTCTCGATCAGGTCAGCGGCAGCATCCAACACTCGTTCTTGGCAACGCTGCTCATCATTGTGCATTGTGCAACCATGACACTCTCCCTCGGCACAGCACCGCAGCACGGTCACGATCTCATCTCTCGTCATGTCATTCCTCCTTATCCCAGCTCGCACGTCATCATGCCACCTTCGCAAATGTCCACGATGTGTTCGCACAATTCTTTGGGGATAATAGATCGTTCCATACTTCCTTTTAACCCCTGCGTACCCGTCTTTGCCCCTCGCGGCGCGGCTACATGGCACGGGTCGCCATTGTGACACGGCGGCTTAAATCCGGGGTCTGGGTGATTCGTCCAGATGTCGGTGGGCTTCATCCGCATGTCACCATACTGGCAATATGTAACGGTGTATCTGGGCAATCCCTGCATCCAAGTCATTTTGCGCAGCCCGCCGCGCGGGTTCTCGATGAACCAATATGTGGGAGACAGGGCCAAGATTAAGCGCAAAACGTGCTGATCGACTGCATCACAAAACTTTGCATATTCGCTAATAGGGTCTAAATTCCCCGTCTCTGGATTTTTGCGCCGATGATGCGATATTGCCGCAATAGAAAACGTCGCGCAGTCCGGGCTTGCCCAGATAACGTCCGGGCGTCCAAAGCGTTCCAAGATATCCTGCGCTGTGACGGTCATGATATCCGCGTACCAATCGATATGGTCAAAGTCCTTATCCCACTCGATGGAATACACCTCGTGTCCGCGCCGCTCGAACGCCTTGCCGATGCTTCGCGTCCCCGCAAAAAGCTCTAAAACCTTCATCTCAATGCCTCACTCCGATAAAATCCAGCACTCGACCGTAGCCAAGTCCCTTCTCGTTGGGCTTCCACAGCCCGTCCGCGTCCCATTCCCCGCCGCCAATGCAAAACTCGTAGTGCTTCGGGTGCGTATGCTTCATGCGCTCGAATCGGTTCTCGCCCTTTTCGAGGTGCGCTCCAAATGCGCAGAACATACAGCCCGTGCGTTGACAGCCGGTGCAGTGCAGCTTGCAGTCAATCAGCGTCGCGTTGTAGTCGTTCTCACCGTCGCTTGCTACAATATCACCATATACGCTGGCGATAGGTAGTTCGCGGTCTACGATGAATTGCAGCACGTCTTGCTCCGTCCAAAAGCTCATGGGCTTACTCATGGGTCGTTTTCCCTCAAAGGCGTTGCAGCCGGTCGCCGTCCATGTCTGAAACCGCTGCCGTCCTTCTTCTGCCATCATCGCAACGATAGGTTTTTCACGGCTCTCGCGCTCATAAGTATGCGCCGCCCTTTTTTCATAATGTGGCAACATTCCGAAGAGACAAGAAATGGAGCGTCAAGCAGAAATGCCCAGTTATCGCAGTTCCAGATGCTTTTGTTCCCATCCTTATCAAGCATTTCGCCACGGAGACGCATCATTCGGTATTTATTCCCCCTCCGTGCAAGCCAAACATTGTTTGCGACCTCCTTACTAACAATGCTGTACCCGTACTTCGTCACCACCTGCCGAATGTTCATCTGGGGTCGAAGCCGCACAAGGTTTACGGTGATATGCGGGAACTCCCTGCGAAGCCACGCGGCGTACTCATTGACAAACCGCTGTATCTCCGGGTACTCCAGCCCGGTGTTTACAAACACCAAGTTCAACTCCCACGGCGGTGTCCTGAAACTCGACAGGTACCACGCCGCCAGATACGCCAGCACCGTGCTGTCCTTGCCGCCGGAAAAGCTGACGTAGCACTGTCCGCCCCATGCGGTGTACCATTCGTCCAGCTTTTCGTAGGTCAGTATCTCCTTGTCCTGCACGTCCAGCGCCATGAGTTTTTTGCCGCATCTTTCGTCAGCGGTTGATTTGGTGGCAACATCACTCGCCCTCCTCCAATCTCACAACCTCGTAGCAGCCGAATCTGCCGCCGTTGCGGATTGCCTTCCAAATCGCAAAACGAACATTCTGATGCTTCCGCCCGGACAGCTGCGCCAACTCCGCCGTGGTCGCACCCCACCATCGGGGCAGGCGGTACTTGTCCCGCGTCACGATCATGTACACCGTCATCCTCACACCTCCCGGATGGCGTATCCGTACCGGTTACGGAACAGCTTTGCTTTCATGGCGTACTCCCGCGTCCTCATCCCTTTCACGTCCTCCACTACCGGCAGCCAGTACCGCTGGCCGTAGCTGTCAGGAGCCGCTCTGCGCTCGTACACGAAGTCCGCAACGTAGTCGATACTTTTCACGCGGTCGCCCTCAAATGTCGTGTACGCCTCTTGCAAGCAGTACCGCACCTGCAATTTTAGCCCCCGTATCTCCCCGGCATTTTGCAGCAGCAACAAAGCGTCATAGCGCTCCGCCTCCTTCTTGCTGTCGAAAGTCAGCTTGCCGCGCCGCGTCTTCTGCGCCTTGTACTTTCCGGGCTTGCGCATCTTCTCCATGACCTGCTTCTGCGCCGCAGGCCCCAGCCGCATCAGATCATCACTGTTCACCCAACAACCCTCTTTTCTCCAGTCCGCGCTTGCTCGTGGTGTAACGCTTGAACGTCGTCAGTTTCTGGTCTTTCCCGCAGCGCTGGCACACGCCCCGCGCCCAGCCGTGGAACGCTGGCTCGATGATGTATTCCGCCGCCATCTCCTGCAAGCAGTCCACGCACAGCCTGCCGGACGCGATCTTCCGTGCGCCGTCGTTCATCGCAACCTCCAGTTCTTTCCGCTGCCCGTCACGCTCATGGTAAAGCCCTTCGCGCGCTCCGCAATGCGGGATCCTATCGCCTCGTCCCAGTCCAATATCTGTCCTATCGTCCGCTCGGAACTGATGATCGTTGCACACTCTGGCTTTATGTACCGGGCATTCAGCAGGTCAAACGCAATGTTCCGGTCAGCCTCCGTCACGTTGCCCTTGAGGAAGTCGTCGATGTAAAGCACGCGGATAGTTTTCAGCATTCCCACGGCATCTGCGTACAGCTCCGCATCGTTTACTTTTGCCTTGATGGATGGAATGTCCGACCGCCACTGCATATACCGTACTGGCAATCCTGCCTCCATCAGCTTCCCGCAGATCGCCGTGCACAGATGCGTCTTTCCACTGCCGGGGGTCCCACCGGCATAAAACCACTTACCGCGCCAATCCGTGATATACGCCTCGGCCATCTGCTTTGCCTGCTTCTGCCACGGCTCCGCCGTCTGGTACGTCTCCAGCGTACAGCTTTCCAGCAGACCGGACAGTCCGCTACGCGCAATGCGCCGCTGGTTGTCCTTGCGTATCTGGCAAGGGCAGATACGGGTCATAAGCTCCCCGGTTGCGCTGCGTGTGGCCGTATAGCCCCTGTCCTCGCAGTCCGGGCACTCAAAGTACGACTTCTCCTGGGATATTCCATTTTTTCGCAGGTTCTCCAGCACCGCCGTTATGTCCATCGCCGTGTTCCTCCTTCCATCTCGTCTCCCAATTCCGCACGGCGGCTTTCCAGTCCTTCATGCGGTTCTTGCCTACCATCCACCCCTTCTGCTCGTAGAAGGCGACAAAACGATCTGCGTTGACGTGATAGCCCTGCGCCTGAACATAGGCGGATACATCATCAGCGGATGGTGGCGTGAAGCGCTTCGCGCGCGTATCACTCACACCGTTAGGTGGGAGTGTATTATCTTTGGTTTTGTCTTTGGTTTTGTCTTTGGTTTGGTACGTTTCGTATACGGTCGTATTCGATCGTATACCATCGTATACGGTCGTACCCTCGCGACGTGCATATCGCTTTTCGATGTTGCGCTGATTCTTTGCGCATCTCTCGTCATACGCCGCTTTTGCCCTACTTACATCGTCCGCAATAAAATCAAATGCGATCGACTCCCGTCCCGTAAGTTCCTCCGTCTCTCCGGTCTCGCCATATTTCAGCAAAGCCCGTACAAGCCGACCTACCTCTTGATCTGAGAGTTTCTCTAATTTCTTGCGATAACTGTAATAAAAGGGAATGTACTCAAGAGCCACTATGCACCGCCTCTCACTCCTTCGGCGATACGCCTATTCCCCATTCTTTTCCTCCTGCCTCTCGTACTCGTCCGTCAGGTGCCGTGCGATGGTGCAATGCTCCCACGTCCCAGCGCAGAATTGACTCATGAATCGGGATGCCGCGCCGCCCGTCTCAAAGCTGACGCGGCTACCTCCCTCGCAGCAGACCCGCCGTTTCTCGCTGCTGGTAAAGTATGGGCAGGTGTACCGCTTGTGCCAGTAATCCATGCCGCTCTACCTCCTATCAAAACGGAAAATCGTCGTCCGCGTCGAAGTCCTCGTCCACCTCCTCAAACTGTCCGCCCGCGTATTTCTTGGCACCGCCAAAGTAAATGTTGTCCGCCAGCACCTCGGCGTTCCGGCGCTTATTGCCGTCCTTGTCCGTCCAGTCCCGCAGTTGCAAGCGGCCCTCCACCACGGCCACGCGCCCCTTGGAGAAATGCTTGGACACAAACTCGGCGGTGGTGCGCCATGCAACCACGTCAATAAAATCCGTGTCCTTAGTGCCGTCCGCGTTCTTAAAGTCCCGGTCTACCGCCAGTGTAAAGTTGGTGACGGCTGTACCGTTCTGTGTCCTGCGCAGCTCCGGATCGCGTGTCAACCGGCCCATGATGAAAATCTTGTTCAGCATCTCTTATCTCCTCTCATAAATAGCTTTTCCCAAATTCGCGGCGAAAGTCCGCCTCCGTCCATCTCTGCTCCTCCATCGCCTTGAGCTGCCCGTACCGTCTCAAACGGCGCATCTGGTCGCCGTTCTTGTGTACCGCGCCGCGCCCGTTCCGGTGGCAGCGATTGCCGCACAGGTACACCACAAGGCCGTACTTCTCGCTTTTCTTCCGATTCGCGCCGCCAAAAATGTGGTGACGCTCCAGCGGGTCACCGGTGTCATTCCGGCCGCACAAAAAGCATCTTTTGTCGTTCATACGCTAACCTCTCCCCACCGGCTAACGAGGGCATCCATCTCTCGCGGTGTCATGGTCTCAATGCCGACATCCCGGCAGTCTTGCACAATGGCGTCTATCAGCCGCGACATCTGCTCCGTGTCGTATACGGAGCTGCCGTACCATACAGTCACGTTTACGCAGCCCTTGAGCTTGCTGGGGCCGGTATCGGTCATCCAGCCGATACCGTTCCGCTCCCAGCTCCGGCAGAACGCTTCCACCGCCTTTTCCCGCAGGCACAGCACCTCGCTTACACCGCCGATTCTCTGTATCTCCTGCCGGTATACATTCTCTCTCGCAACGCCGTAGTGCGCCGCCAGCTTGTCCAGCAGTACCCATGCGTAGGCATTTGCATTGAGGCTCCGCCCCTTGCCTTTGATGGTGGCGGTGTACTCCTTCCCCGGCTTTATGGTGTCGCACAACTCCATTGCCGCCTCTGGAGACTTCACACGTAGACACAGCCACGCCCCATCGCTGTCCTGCGACCACCGCGCCGCATCAACCGTTATCTGCTGCATGGTTATTCCCCGTCGCGTTGGCTGCTTTCATGCAGACCCAGCACAGCCGCTTGCCGTACTTCTTCACGGAGTTCTCCGCGATCTCGCTGGTGGGATACACGCGGTCCCCGTGCTTCACCGGCTTAATGGGAAGTCCGCAATGCTCGCACAGCATCGGCGCATCTGCCTTGTTATCCGGCTTCTTTTTGCACTTATCCGGCTTGTCATACTTGCTCTTGTCGGCGGCCCAATACACGTCCGCCCCAAATCCAAGCGCCTTACACGCCACGGAGATAGCATCAGTCAGCGCCATCTTAAAACACTCGTCGGAGGTATATGGGCCGTTCTTCTCCTTTGCCACGAACGCACTGCCGCCAGTGCCGGGGATAGCGTCAGACCAGGCGCCGCCTGCCTTTACAAACAGATCAATGTCCAGAAATGCGGCTACTTCGCCATTTGCGCCCTGCTCCAACCTCTTGTCAGTGATAACGTATTTCCAGCCATAGCCGCAGGGCCCAAACTGCTCTGTCAGCGCCTTGATGCGCCACATGGGGTTAATGTCTGTCTTGCCCTTCAAGCGCCCCGCCTCGATGCGTCTTTTGGCGCTGTCCGGCACACTACGAACTGCATTGTAGATCGTCATGTTATCCATCACTTCACCCCCATGTTCAGCTTCTCGCACAGCTCCGCGCCGGTCACAGACACGCCAGACTTGAGAAGCGGCGCGATGTCCGTCTTACTCACCGTGGGCTGGGCAAAGGTGATCTTGCCGTCGTAGCCGTTGTCCATGCACCACTGCACCACAGCGTCCATGTCGGTGATCTCCACCGCCGTGCTTTTGCGATACGTCACGGCACACCGCGCCGTCTGGAACGCCGCGCCGCCCAGCGCCCGTTCTGCATAGGCAAGCAGCTTTTCCCGCTTGCTCTCCATAGCCTTGCGCCGCTCGGCAAGCTCCTTCTCCTCCTCGCGGATAGCCTTTGCCTCCGCCGCCAGATTCTTTGTCCAGCAGAGTACGCCCTCGATTTTGGCGTCCCGCGCCATTTGCAGCGCCTCAAACGCATCAAAATCAAGCACCTCGCCGGTTTCCTGGTCGATCAGGTTCTCCAGCTCCTGATCGATGTGGTACAAGCTCATATTCATTCCTTTTCCTCCCATGCGTCCACCGCGTCGATGCAAAACTCGCATCCCACGATGACGCCGTCCTTGTTTTTGTAGTAGGTGTCCGTCTCCTCCCCGCACACGGGGCAGACGGGAAGATCGTAGTCCTTCGGCTCCAATGGGCGCTCCGGCTCGCTATACTGCATCGCGCTTCTCATACCGGTCGCCCCGCCGCTTTCAGCACGTCCCGCATCGTCTTTCCTCCCTATTAATTTTACTTCCCCGGCCTGTCCAGTTTGTCCAGCAGCCACATAAACAGATAACTCACCGTAGCGGCCCCGATATACGTCAGCGCCCATGCAAACACGCTCATTTCGCACCTCCACTATCCTTTCCGTTCGGCACAAGGCCGACAAACTCAAGCCCTCTGCCGCGCGCGTAAATCTCGCCCATGATCGTCCCCAACTTTACAGGGTCGGGGGGCGTGACCCAGATAATCCTGTATTCTGGCTTTTTTCTCATTGCCTTTTCCTTTCTTCCGTGCTACAATAAGCACGGACATAATATCTTGTGGTAAGATTTGTCCTACCCGCCCCGCTCAATGTTGCAGCATCGAGCGGGGCATTTTTTTATTCAACTCCAACCACATGGTATCTGCCGTATCCGCTGGAACGACCGGAGCCGATGCCAAGTCCAAACCCAGCCATATTGATGATGTTCACGATCTGGTCAAGCGTGTAGACGTTCTCGGTGTAGGTGATATGGACTTGGGAAGACCAACCGGAAAAACGGTTAATGTAAACCGGTACCGGCGCGCCGCGCTTCGGAGACATGAGCGTTTTGTCAACAAAATGTGCTGCGAATTTCACGGGCTCCAACCGTGCCGTAACATTCATCGCGTTGTCAAACTTCGTTGCATAGGTGTCGATCTCGTTTCGCACGACCGCTTGACAGAAGGACTTCTTCAAGCCAAAGCCCGTAATGCAGGGCGCGTTGTTCGTCAGCATATCGCGCAAGGTTCCCTCGTTCATATCGCGGTAAGTGTCCTCCACGGGGTAGCCGTCCCGCCAGTGAATTGCCGTGATGATGTCCTCCCAAATGTTAGGCACTTCCTTGATGGTCTTTTTGCCGTCGCGGGCGGCGGTCAGCTCTCGGACGGTGCGGGCGTTCATCTTGTTCAGCACAAGGTCGCCGTCGCCCTCGATCAGGATTGTTGCCTGTTCGATTTTTACAGGCTGCACTTTGATAATGCGTTCTTTCTTCATCTTTCTTTTCCTCCTTGATTTGCTCGTGCGCTTGCTGTGGCTTATGCTGTTTTGAAATATGCTATGCTGTTCTATAGATGTGTGCCGTATGCTGTTAGGACTTTTTTTTATTATGTTTAATGTTCATTCTTGCTGTGGCTCTCATAAGCCACAGCAAGCGCACGATGTTAATTTGTTTTTGCTGTGCTGTAGTGATGTTTCGTTCTCTGTTTCGTACTGTGGTAATGTATTATGCGTTGTCTTGTCTGCGGTAAGCAGAAACAGAAGCGTGTAATTTTCTGTTTTGTGCTTTTATAATGCGTCCTATATCAAAGTGTCGTTTAAAATATTATGTTATACGCTTTTATCCTTTTCGATTATTACTCATTCTAACCAGAAGCTACGCGCCCCTGTTTCCGCTTACCGCCGTTTTGCTATCCGGCTACCCTGTCAATGGCGTCAAATACGCCGTCAAGCTCCACCAGTGTTTTGTACTTCGCCCGAAAACTGTTCAGCTCCGCAAGAGCGCGGTCGAGCAGCTTCCGGTATTCGTCCTTGTCCTGCATAATCATGACGGTCGGCTTGTATCCGCTGTCCGCGTCCGTCTTAAAGAACACCCGCACTTCGGGGCGGGGTGTATCGTTCTTCTCCTTGATAACCAGGTTACAAACGATGTGCCGCGCCTGCTGCAAACGCCACTTCTCGGCGGCTTCTGCATCGTCCCAATCAAAGCACTTATGCAGTTCCGTCTGCTCGTCCCTCGCCTTGTCGAGGATTTGGGTGGTCGTTGCGGAGCTGCCGATTGCCAAGATTTCGTCAGCGACTTTTTGCGCGTCAGCGGAAATGCGGCAGCCGCTTTTCCATGCTGCAAAAATCATGCGTCCTCTTTCCTCCTTTACTTTTCATCGGGCTTCAAAAGTTCGTCCACCGTGCAGCCGTAGAGCGCGGCGACCTCCGGCAGACGGCTTGCACGGGGATTCTGCTGTCCGGTTTCCCACATATAGACCGCCGCGTCGGATACCTTCAACTTCTCGATCACCTGTTGGACGCTCAGTCCGGCAGCTAACCGAGCGCTGCGAAAGCTCATGGTTTCACCTCCATTTCTTTATGCAGCCTTAACCAACTTTTAATCGGTTTCGCGCCGCTTTGGCTTGCGCTAAGTTTTCGTTGACTGCGGCAGGGAGATTTGCTATACTGCCCTTAGCTCTCTGCGGCAATCTCAAGGAGGTGGTTCCCATGACCAACCTTTTGACTTTGCCCGTTCCAGACCAAAGAAACGGCGCGATGCGATAGGGCAAGGGGCAGAACCAGAACTGCCAAAGTGAGCGGCGCGTCCATAGAAGCGCAAGTTTGTCTTGTGTCAGGATGGCATTGCCGAGCCAATGGAAAGAAGTCCATCAATTCGGACGGATGCAAAGCAAAGTGTCCGGCCATCCTGTGCAGCGCGTTCTGGTAAACAAATCTGGGGGAAAAGCATCCGTGAACAAACCACGGGTGCTTTTTCTTTTCCCCGCCGCAGCCAAAAAAACTTAGCGAAAGAGTAAGAAAAACTAAGTTTCCCTTGACAAACTACTATTGCTAGCTTATACTAGTTAGCATAAAGGGTAATAAAAACCCAAGCCTCCTTACATTTAGCGGACTGCGAAAAAATATTATGATCGTTGGCACCTTTATAATATCACAGTTTGCCAAGTTGTCAAGAAAAACTTAGAATTTTGATAGTTAAAAATTAGCCAAACTAGGCGGTGATTTTTTGGATAGATCGCCAATTGTTACAAGAATAAATGCTTTGCTTGCTAAGAAAAACATTTCTAAAGCAGAGTTTTACGAAAAATGTAATCTAACTTCTGCATCGTATTCCAATTGGAACACAGGGAAAACGCGCCCCAAAATGAAAAATATAGAGAAAATTGCAAGATTTTTGGGCGTCACTTCTGAATATCTCCTTTATGGGGACGGAGCAGAAAAAGAAAGCGCCCCCGATCCGAAGACCGAGGGCGAGGGCTTAAGCGCAGCAAAGAGGGGCTAATTATCTTGCATATGAGCAGAGAGAAAACTCCCAAGCGTGGTCTATAACGGCGAGGGATTGCCTCGTTGCTGCAATAGGTGCTGTTTTCGGGTTTCTGCTGAATTGCTTGTTCTCTGGTTAATTATATTGCCACTGAATGTTCAGCGCTTCTCGGATAGCTTCAGCTTTTTCGGGGGTAATGTCTGTCGGCTCGTAGTCTTTGCAGGGATTGTCTTTCCCGCAGCCAAGAACGTACCAACCACCCCAAGTAGTATAGCGGACCACAACATGCTTGCACCCAGAGCACGCGATGCTTTTGCATTTCGGAAGCGCCGCTTTGTCAATGATGGCAGATCGGCGGTTGTATTCTCGATCCGCTTCCTGCGCCTCTGCAAGCTGCAATTTAAGTTTGCGGTTTTCTTCCCGCAGATCGTTTAATTCTCTTCTTGCAATAAACATTCCAACCTCCATAAAACATATTCCACCTGACTGTCAGTAAGTGATAGCACCTCAGATTTTAGGCGCTCTCTAATAAGAATAGCATGGTTTTCTTCTTCGCGCAACATTTTGTGTCCCTCCAAATAATTATAGTAACGGGGCTATATGTCGATTATTGCACAAAAGTTCGGGAGAAAATACAAAAATAAAAGGCGGTGTTCCAAATGTCAAAAAGCAAAATCCCCGGCCTGTCCTTTAGCTGGAAACGTGCGCTCGGAATCACAAAGATGAAAAGAAAAATTTCAAAAGCAACTGGGATTCCCACGACCAAAGCGGGGCGGCAAAGAAAACTTGGCAAACTCCTTGGTATGAAGTAAGAGAAAAGCCCCCGCCGTCTCCGCAACAACGGCGGGGGCTATGTGCAGACAGCACGGAGCGGTTGCCGCTGCATGATTTGACCATACTCCGCTTTGCTTAACTATTTCAACGCCAAAACCTTGCAATAAGACAGCGCTCGACGAGGTTCGGCAAGCCCTCATCTTGTGACTTCGCGGCGTGAAAATCGAAGAAATTAAGGTGGTATAAATGAACATCCAAGAGGTGTGCAAAATCCGCAAAGAAGAATTGAAACTGACCTATCAGGAAATTTCAGACACTTCCGGCGTGCCGCTGTCCACCGTGCAGAACTTCTTTTCAAAGTTTTCCAAAGCCCCGTCCATCTACACCGTCGCGCCTATCTGCAAGGCGCTTGGGATCTCACTTGACGAGGTGTTCGGAATTTCCGAACGGCTGACAAGGAACGAAGAGACCTTGCAGGCGCGAAATGACGAGCTGGAGCGCCATGTTGACGCAAAGGAAGACATGATCGAGATTACGCGGCGTGGTGTCCATATCCGCAACGCCGTAATTTTTATTTTATTTGTGGTGGTGGTGTTACTGACCGCGTGGTGCGTGTATGTCGATTTGCATTGCGCAGATTACGGATTTTGGAGGGGGCGGTGATGAGAGCAGCACTGTATATCCGCGTGTCGAGCGACGAACAGGCGCGGCATGGCCTGTCATTGCAAGAGCAAAGAGATGCGCTGACAAGATATGCCCAAGAACACAAAATGACCGTGGCGGGTATCTATGAGGACGCGGGAATATCCGCGCGAAAGCCGTATAAAAACGTCCGGCGCTCCTGCGGCTGCTGGGCGATTGCAAAGTGGGGAAGGTAGACACGATCTTATTTATTAAGCTCGACCGATGGTTTCGAAATGTCGCGGGGTATTACGATGTGCAAACGCAACTCGACCAGTACGGCGTGACCTGGCAAGCGACGGAAGAGGACTACGAGACGCGAACCGCGTCCGGGCGATTAAAGGTTAATATCATGCTCTCCGTTGCGCAGGACGAAGCAGACCGCACAAGCGAACGAATCAAATTTATAAACGACGGCAAACGGGCAAAAGGGCAACCGGCAGGCTCAAAAGCGCCTTTAGGGTATGCCATCAAGGACAGGCAATACCAGATTGATAACGGCACGGTAGATGCGGCGCGAGATATGTTTGCCGCGTTTATCCGGCTAAAAAGTGTCCTTGCCGTAAAGCGATATATGCTTGATACATGGGGCATTGACCGAGCGTATAGCAAGTATGTAAACTATTTCCGTAACCGTCTTTACATCGGGGAGGTGTACGGAATCGAAAACGCCTGTCCCGCGCTGGTAAGCAAGCAGGACTTTGGCCTTGTAACTGATATTATTCAGCATCGGTCACAACGCTGTGCGGGAGTTGACACAGATCGCGTGTATCTGTTTCCCGGGATATTGCATTGTAAAGAGTGCGGGAAAACGATGCAATCGGAAACCGTAAAAAAGACATATACATACTACCGATGCCGGACGCGGATGCTTGACAACTCCGCTTGCCCGCATACAAAAAGGATCCGTGAGGATGCGCTGGAAGACTACCTACTGCACGAGCTGGAGGGAATCGCAGAACGAAACAATCGGTACTATAAAAAGGCAGATAAAAAGCCCACGCAAAGCGCGGACTCAATACGAAAGAAAATGGGCAAGCTAAAAACGCTATACCTAAACGATCTGATTGAGTTGGACGAATACAAGCGGGAGTATGCGAGCTTGAAAAAAGCACTTGAAGCTACGGAAGAAAGGCCAGAAATCAATTTGGACGCGCTAAAAAAGGAGCTGCAAGAATACGAAACCTATTCCCGCGATGAAAAAAGGAATTTTGGACGCGCTTCATCAGGCGGATTGATGCAGACAACGATGGCGCGTTTTTCGTAACGCCCCGTTAGGCATATTTTACCTTCACGGACATAAAGGGCAAATATGCCTAAAAAATCCCCCGCCGTAAATGACGGGGGATTTTTCACTTTTCCAGCTTGCGCATAACGCTGTTATACACTCGCTCGTTGACGACCTTCAAGCTGTCCATGAGTTCGTCCATCACTTCCCACGCACGGGCCGGGTCAACGCGGGCCACCGCGCGGAGGAAATCGCTATCAGGCGCAGGGGCCGCAGAGTACGACTCAACCATGCGAGTTTCCCTCACCGGCTCCCGGTTCTGGTTTTGGATGGTATACAGCGCCGCAAGCCTCTCGTAGTTCGCCCAGCTGGATTCTTCCGTTTCCAGGCGAGAGATCCAAAGCTGCAGCTCCTTTTCGTCGATCATCGGGGCCTACCCCCTTTATTCCTCCATCATGTCCATTGCGCGACGCAGGGCATCCTTGATGCGGTCATCGTCAGTCTCGCGCATCATATCGTTGATCTGGCTGCGCAGGTGCTCAGTTGCGTCCGTGCGGCTGTAATGCCCGCGGACATAGTGCCGCCTCGCGTAAGAGACGCCCCTACCGTACGAATTGCGCATATCGTCGTCGTGATAGCGGCTGGAATAGCCTCCCTCCATCGCCTCGATCTTGTCGAGATTCTTGATGGTGCTCGCGAGCTTATGCACGATATCGAGGTCGCCCGCGCCCAGCTCGCCCTTGCGGCTGATCTCGTCCAGCTCCTTGCAGAGCATATCGCGCAGATCATACATAGATTTCATACCCATGATTCATTCTCCTTTCTCAACTCACACGGTCAATGGTCAGGTTGCTGTTGGCAAAGCTGACCGCCTCCGCGCTGGTGTTTTGAGCCGCTACCGTCACGCAGCAGCCGCGCGGCACTTCCACAATGGCGCTGACGTAGACGTTAAAATAGTTTTCCACCGCAGCGGGCGTGACAGTCGCCGTAGCGCCGTTGAGCGCTTCGCCGTTGACTGCGAGCGCCGTGGTGATCGCACCTACCGTTCCGCCGGTGGGCACGGCGATATTCGCGCCAAAGCTGACCTTAAATCGCGCCTTGCACTGCTGCGTCAGGCCACGCAGGGTGACAAGGCCGCTGCCCTCGCGGTGGACGATGCAGGGCTTGCCGCAAGCCGCCGTCGCAGTCATCGGGACATTCTGCCCGACGGGGACAGTCACGATACCGGGGTTCACATATTCAGCCATATATTTCAGTCCTTTCTAAAGGGGTCGAAATCGACCAGTTTAAAATACAGCGGCGGAGCGATTGCCCCGCCGCGTTTGTCGTAGTATCGGCACGGGGCCGACCATTTTGCCATTGTCGGCAAAAAGCTATGCTATGCAGTTGTCAGCAGCCGCAACCGGCAAACTGGTTGCAGCAATAGGGATTCTGCACCGTGTAGGCCGGAATAGGAGAGGGCCGGAGCTGGGACACCAGATAGCTGTTCTGCGCCGCCTGAGACGCAGCCAGCTTCAAGCCCTGGTTCTCGCTCTGGAGGTCCGCCAGCTTGCTCTGAGTCAGGAAGTCCAGAATGGCGCGGCTGTTGGCGTTCTGATTCTCCACGATGTCGCGGGTCGCGTTCTGCACCGTGTTGCGCGTGTCGCACGCCTGCGCGGCCATGTCGTAGCGCACGCCCTCGATGCTGCGCTGGGTGTTGCAGCAGCACTCGGCGGCCTGCATCTGCATGGCGTTGAGCTGCTGCATCAGTGCGGCCTGCTGGTTGGCGCGGGACAGCTCAGCGGTCTGGAAACCGTTGTTCATGTTTTGGTTGACACCGGCAAAGCCGTTCAGCAGCGTGGTGTTCACGGCATAGAAGCCATCGCACAGCCCACCGTTGATGAGATCCATTTTGCGCTCAATGTTGGCAAAATCGGAAGACAGCACATAGCCGTCCACTACACCGCCAGAATTGCCGTTGTTGCCCCAGCCATTGCCGCCCCAGCCGCAGAACGCGAACAGGAACAGGATGATGAGGAACCATGCGCCGTCGCCGCCGAAACCAAATCCGTTACCGCCGCCATTGGCAGGGGTCACAGGCATGGTCATGGTAGGCCTACCATCGGAAAGAGACATAGTATCACTCCTTTGAAAGATTTTTATTCATCAAATCGTGGCCACGATATTGATTAAACTAACAATTTAGCAAACACTTTGCTTAAACTTGCTTACTGCATCAGGCTTTGGAACTGCTTCGCCATCTGCTGCAACTGGTTCAGCTGAGCTTGTGAGAGTTTCCCGCTCTGCAAGAGCTTTTCGACCTCTGCTTTGGGGTCTCCATGAAAATTTGCCTTGAACTGCTGGAACTGCTGCACCATCTGCATAAAGCCGTTGCCGCCGCCCATTGCACCGAAAAACGGATTATTCATCGCTCTTTTCCTCCTTGTGCTTCTTGCCCTTCATTTCGCTCACAAGCGCCGCCAGCGCGTCGAACTCTTTACGGGTCACATATTCCGCAGCGGGCGCTTTCTGCGCGTCAGGGGCGCTTGCAAGCCGCTCTACAAGGTCGTATACTTTGAGCGTCGGCTTGCCGCTTGCATCGGCCTGTTTCAGGTACACCGTGGGAGCCGTAGAATCCCACAGCGCCACCGCCGCATTGGGCGCGACCATCCAGCTTCTTGCCTCCTGTTCGCCGGATACCCACTGCACGCCGCTCTGCGGCAGAGGATTTTGCGGCATCGGCGGAATGGCCTGCATCTGCTGCTGCCTCAGCTGGGCAAGGTTGTCCTGCATCGGCGGCATATAGGGGTTTCCGTAGTAAGGATAGTTCATGCTTCATCCGTCCTTTCCCAGTAATACAATACGTTCTCATTGCTGCTGTCCCAGCTGTCCCAGATCGTGCCATTTTGCACGCAGACCACATGACCGGACAGGGCCAGAATATAGGTGCCTACCGGGTGATCCTCCGCAAACTGTCCCACCGTGTAGCAATCAGGGCAAGTGTCCGGCACGATGTACCGCCGGTATCCGATACTGCGGAGATACCGGCCCCAGCAAGCATTTGCAGACGGCATATCGCCATCCAAATACCCTTCTATTGCAAGTGCAAGATACGTTGCGCCCCAGTCCTTACCGGTGGCTTTCGATATGGCTCTGACGGTACAATCGCCTACATTTTTACCTCGTGGATTTCCATTGTAATAGCTATACATATTCGCGCCTATCGTCGTGGAAAAGCTCTACAATTCGCGCAAGGGAAAGCAATCCAGCGGCGTCATCTTCGTATTGATTGCATATATCACGTGCCATATCCGCCGTATACCCACACATCAACAGCCGTTCCATTACGCTCATTTCGCCGCACCCCCTTGTATATCTATAAAATACAGCAAAAAAGACCCAACAAAGAGCCTGAAAAAGGTCTTTGTTGGGTCTTTACTTTATGGGTTTTTGATATGGTCGGCAATCTTTTGGTAACCGTTGCGGCGGCGCTTCTTGACATACTCGACCGACGCAAACAGCCTGTTTGCCACCTGCTGTCTGGATTGTTGCTTGACGTCGCACGCGATGATGCAAAACGCCTCGTCTCCCGGAAGATCAAGCGCGGCGATGTAATCAATGGCACGCTGAGGGGCCATACTGCGCAGCTTTGCGCGGATGTCTCGGTAAGTTGTATTCATGGCGATTATATTCGCCGTGGACTTGCGGAGCTTTGGCGGAAACAGGGGGTCGGCGCATCGTTGCCCCGGTTTCGTCCAGATTTTTAAACCCGTTACTTTGACGCTCTCTTCACATCATCTTGAACCTTCCCGGATAAAACCGTCAAACCCGGCGTCCTTCAAACGCTGGAGCATCTTCTCGGCGTTGGCGCGGACGGCGAAGGCCCCCACCTGGACCCGGTACAAGGTATCGCTCTGGGCAGGATCGGCGGGCTTGGGAGTCTCTTGCTTGGCCGGGACGTATTTTACGCCCAGGTACTTGCACAGGCCCTTGGCGATGGCCTCACCGATGGCCGTGGTGTGCTCCACGATCCACTTGGCGCCCTCGGCGGTGTCGTGGAACTCGCACTCGCAGTACACCGACGGCGCATTAGGTACACGCACCTCGTAGTAACTGGCCTTCTGGATGTTTTCGGAGGTGCCGGGGGACAGCGGGGCCAGCTCCGCGAACACCGCCTTGCAGGCGTCGTAGCCCTTGCCGGGGATAGCAAAGCAGAACATCCGGGTGCCCATGACCTTGCCGTTAAAGGCGTTGGTGTGGACGCAGTTGTGGATGTCCGCGTGCCAGGCGTCGGACTCGGCGCATCGCTGGGCCATGGTGGTGCCGAAGGCAGCCAGCTTCACCTCCACGCCGCTGCGGCGCAGAGCGGCAGCCTCCGCTTCGGCGATCTTCTGGCACTGGACGTGCTCATTGGTATTGCCCCAGGCATAGCGGTTTTCCGTCTGGTCGCTGGGGCTGATGTACACTCGCTTACTCATTGTTGTCGTCCTCCTCTCCCGGCAGCTTGTCCGCCGCCGTATCCTCGGTGTGTACTTTCAACTTTTTCAGCAGCGCCTGGAGGAAACCAGGCACCGGGGCCCCAATGGCCGACACATTCTCCAGGATGGACAGCAGCTCGTTGATCACCAGCCAGATAATGACAATGCTGGCAAACAGGAAATCCACCGGCCAGTCCCAGCCCAGGGCGTCGGCTCCGTAGTGCAGCAGCCAGTCTACCACAGCGGCCACGGTGACGATGACCAAGTAGCCTACCTTCTTCAGGATACCCCGCAGGCCCACCCGGGAGGACAGCTCCCCGGCGTTCCATGCCTTGGTCATGCCCGTGGCGTAGTCCAGCAGCATCACCACCACCAGCACCAGCACCGGCACCAGCAGCTGCACCCCGTAGGCACACAGCGCCCCCAGGGCGGCCGCCAGCACAGCCTTGATCGCGTTTTCTTTCATGTAAAACTCCTTTCGTTTTGTGATTTTTACTGTATTTTGTTCCTCATGTTTGGATATTTTGCCAATTGTATTGTACGCACAAAAGGCGTACAATATAGCCAAGCTAAAGGTAACGGACAGGCCAAAGGCCAGAAAGGATAACAGTATGAAGTATCTGAACAGCCACAAGGATGAATTGTTTGACGGGAGGAAAGTAACCTATCGCGGAAAGGTGTATTGGGCGAATATGGTGACAATGGAAATCTACTGCCACAGCGTAGACGAGGAAATCCTTGGCAGCATCAGCGGTTACAAGGTCGCCGATATCATCCCCGGCACATGGGAAATCAAGCAAATCTGAAATCGCCCACCACCCCGGCGAGATCGAGCAGTAACCACAACGCCCGCCCCGGAGGTCACGAGGGCAGCCACATCAACAACAGATAGGCAAAGACCAGAAAGGACAACAAAAATGACACGGGAAAAGCTTAATGAGATTTTGGCGGCACACAAGAAGTGGCTTAATGCCGAACTTGGCGGTGTCCGTGCCGACTTGAGCGGTGCCGACCTGAGCGGTGCCGGCCTGAGATATGCAAACCTGAGATATGCCGACTTGAGTTATGCAAACCTGAGCGGTGCCGACCTGGACGGTGCCGACCTGGGCGGTGCCGACCTGGTCGGTGCCGACCTGAGCGGTGCCGACTTGAGTTATGCAAACCTGAGCGGTGCCGAGGGACTCCTTTCCGCCATAGATTATATGGACGCGCATTTTGAGCGCACATCGGGCGGATATATTGCCTATAAAATCTTCGCCGGAATGTATGCCGTGCCGGAAAGCTGGAAGGTTGGAAATGGCAGCGTAATCACTGAGAATGTGAACTTCAACCGTACGACCGAATGGGGCTGCGGAATCAATGTCGCGCCACTGGAATGGGAGAAAAGAAACCATGATCACGAAACCCACGACATTTGGAAAGTCCTGATCCGCTGGGAGTGGCTATGCGGTGTATGCGTCCCGTACAACACGACCGGTAATATTCGCTGCGAGCGCGTGGAGCTGGTGGAGAAGGTGTACGGGTAAATCATGGCTAAGACAGAAAGGCTCTATATCCGGCTCACGCCGGAACTCAAAGAGAAACTCCAGGCCGCCGCAGAAGCGGAGGGCCGTAGCATCTCAAACTACGTCGAGCGCCTGATAACGCAAGCGCTCAAGCGGGAGGGCTAATCGCCCTCCTTTTTTTGCGCCTCGGATGGCAGTCCTTTCGGTGCCCGATTCGGGCACAAGCTGTCAGCCCGTATTGCCCACCAACTCCACATAAATCCCAACCAGGGCGCTAAGATCGTGGTATGCGGGATTCCCCGTGTCCCTTGTACACTTGTACAGCACGCCGCCCTGCATGTAATACTTGCCGTTTTGCAGCGCCATGTTGCCATTGTAGGGGATGGGGTCGTATTTGGTACCGTCGTGTTGCTCACAGACTTCTTCCCACAGGCTTTCCGTTCCGGTTTCGCCCGGCGCATAGAGCGCTTGGCTGGTATGCTCCTGCCGCAGCTTCCAGAGCTTTCTGTCGCGCACGACCTTATACCCCACGGGCTTGCCGTTGGCCGCTGTGTAGGCCATATCTGCTTCCCACTCCGGGTACAGCGTTTTTACCGTCAACGCTCTTGCATCATCCAGTGTCTGTGCACCAAATTCTATGATTGTGCGGTATTTCCGCGCCTGTTGCTCTGTCATACGATACCTCCTGTAATGATACTGAGGGCATCTTCGGTTGAGAGATCGCTAAGCTGTTCCGTTGGCGCGTCACAATCTGCCCAGTTTGCAGCGTCTGCTTTTTTTACGTCGATACAGGTCACAACAGCTGTGCCGTCCGTAATTCCGCGCCCATCATCGGCCACCAGACGCACATAGTCAGACACTCTGCGGCCATCCGCATTCTGCGGTGAGAGACTAACCCCACCGCCAGTGTACAACGTGACTGTGGTCATCCCTCGATCACCTCCCCAGTGGTGCTATTTTTATAGACTACGGTCGTGTTTACTGGCCAATAGCCCGGCACTTTATCTTTGACCAGTGCGGGGATGTCTGCCAAAGTGGCAGCGTCCACATAGAGCGTAAGCGTAACCGGGCCGGGCACCTGGAAAGTGCCTGCGTCCATCCGTACTACCGGCGTGCCGATGCTGCCCAACTCCACTGTGCGCAGCGCTGTGCAACTACCTGTAAAACAGTTGGTATTACCCAACCACATACCGGTGCACTTCGGCAATTTAACGCTTACCAGTTTAGGGCATCCATCAAACACCCATTGATTGCCAAAATTACCGGGAGCGTCCCATTCAAAATCAACCAACTCGGCTGCTCCGCGAAACATGTTGTTGCGAAACCCGGACGCTGGGGCAGTGATGGCAGTCCATACTTCGTGCGGCGTGTATGCCATGCCCTCGGTCGTGCGGTAGATCGGCGCACCGCCCCCACCATACCCATCCACCAGCGACTGCATCGCGCTGGTGAGGTCGGCATCCGTCTTTCCGGTCTTGGTGTTTGCTACGGTGATCAGACTACTGATCTTGCTCTCAATACTCATGTCGTTACCACCCCCGTGCCCACAAGTGTATCGATGTTACCAATGGCAGCTGTGATTGCAGCGGTCACATATGCTTCATTTACGCCGCTCGGCATGTCCACCGGACTCCACGCGGTGGGCACGCCGGATGCGTCCACCGCAGCAACCTTGGCAATCTGGCCGACCGTCGCGCCGGTGATGCCCATTCCCACGCCGTCCTTGCTTTCTAAGTCGAGGACGGCATCTTGTATATCATTTAAGTTTTCCGCAGATATAACTGTTTTCCCATTTACATAATTTGTCTTTTTTAGCGCCATCTGCAACCCTCCTTTATGACGTCCTGCGCCATGTGTACACGGCCAGGTACGGCGGCATATTGTTGTGGGCCTGGCCGCCGCAGTTGGACGTAGCCTTGCCCGTGTAAGCGTTGGCGGTGCCGCTGGGAGACACGATCTTTATGGCCCCGGTGCCGGTTGCGTCGCTCTGGCCCGTGTAATCGTAGCCGTGAGTGTGGTTTGCCATCTCCGCCGCCGTCAGGATGTGCTTCTCCTCGCCGCCGGTAGCCCCCGCCGCATGCGAATCACCAGCCGCCAGCAGAAACCTGTCCTTAATCTGCTCCCAGGTGCCGCCAAACAGGTCCGCTGGGGATGTGGGGTCCGTAGACTGGTAGATGCTGCCGACGGGGTGGAGATAATCCAGGAGGGACTTGCCGCCGAACAACACCGCCGCAGGACCGGGCAGCTTCAGGTGCTTGATGAGTCCGCCCACAATCAGCGTGGCCGCCTCGGTCAGATACTGGCCGATGGACAAACCGTCCACGGCCGGCGCCGTCCGGAAAAGCACCTGCGCCGATGGCAGCACCACAATCAGGCTGGCCGTGCTGCCCAGTGCGTCGGTGACGGCTATGCACACCTCATAGACGGTGTCCACCGCGGCCGGGATGACGCCGTAGGCACTGGGTGTATACTGCCCGGCGGCGTCCGGCACGGCCTGGGAGCTCCAGGTGTCCGCCCCCTGGGCTCGGTAGCGGATGACATAGGCGGCCGTGTTCTCGTCGTTCAGCGGCGCCACCGCGCCCACAAAGGACACCTTGGCATGATCTCCGGCGGGGTTGTCCGTGCCGTCTGCATCGCAGCGGGCGGCGCTGATGGAGCGTACACCGGGCGCGGCGTAGGGCAGCACGGTGATGGTCCCTCGCAGGACGGTGGACAGCCCCCGGGAGTCTGTAACAGTGACGGCATAGGCCACCGTGCCGGACTCCGGCAGCGCGCCAGTAGTGGCTGTAGCCCCGGTGGCCGTCAGGCCGGAGATGGCCAGGGTATAGCCCTTGACCGTCGCCCCGTATTTCCCACTGGCCGTCGTGACGGCCTTTAGGCGGCTCTTGGTCTGCACGTACGCTCCATAGGTATCTGCATATCCCCCATCGTCCGAAAGCGCCACAGAGGCCGCAGGGGCCGCGCTGGCAGGCACGGATGCCGCAAAGCTATAAGACTGGCTGCCCAAGGCCGTATCACCGCTGTATGTGGTAATGGTCAGCGTGCCCACACCGCTGGCGGCGTTGGGGATGTCGCTGGCCAGTTCCAGGGGCGGCGTCCAGGTAATGGACGTCGCGCCCGTCTCTGCTGACACCACGCCGGAGTGGGTGCCCCAGGCGTATGTGATCCGGTGCGTGTAGCTGCTGTCTGCCTTGGTGACGGTCAGTGTGGCAGGGCTGCCCAGCGTTATAGACGGGACCGCCAAAGAGGATGCCCGGGGGATGGTAGGCAGCGTGACCTTGCCGGATACAGACAGAGACGCTGGCGTCCATTGAGAGGTAAAGCCGCTGTGCCACTCAGCGGACAGTGTTACCGTGGCCTCGCCCTTGGCATCGTGGTCCACGGTGATGGTCTTGGTGCCCAGATCGTACCAGCCCTTGGCGGTGTAGCTGTAGGGATGGTACACCTTGCTTCCCTGTAGGACGTAATAGCAGCTGTTGGCCGCCTGGTTATAGCTCTCGCCGGTGCCGTCGTAGATCTGCAGTGACAGGGCGATGGTGCTGCGGTTGTTGCTGCGGGATTGCTGGATGGTATACCCCAGCCGTAGCCGCCAGCCGTATGTGGATTGTGCGCCGTACAGCTCACCCATTGGCATTCACTCCCTTCGCACCCACCACGGACCCATCCGGGGCAACCCGGACCACCAGGTTGCCCAGGTACAGGCACCCGGCGGTGGGGTCGTCCGGATCCATGGGCCGTATATACAGCGACGGCGTGTATACGCCCCGCTGATTGATGGACAGCAGCGCCAGTGTCTCCCGGAGGATGTTTAGCCCCTGATTGTTGATTTGCCCGTGCACGGTGTCTCCCTCGGTCCCGCGGAGGGTGCCGATGGCCGACGTGAAGCTCATGTACT